CCCAAAAGTATGTAAGGTGAGTTGATTGTCCGCAAAACAATCGATAACAAGCAGGCGCTGTGCATTTTGTTCTTCAAAAGAGAATGAAACACATGGCGATGCGTGTCTGTGATAGATAAAAGGTGATTTTTATATTTTAAAAGCTATTCAAGATAGAAAAAACTCAAAAAAAGCAAAAGTCATCGCCCGTCGTAAATGAAAGTGTACTTCGGCAATTAGATTGCCTACTCAAGTCTCGCAAGGATAAGAGTAAAGTCAAAGAGTAAAGCAGCTTAGACTTTTAGCGGGGTCTTCGTTAATTGAAAAATGGCTTAGTAGTTTGCGGTGTAAGGAGTGATTGGCCTAACCAATCGTGCATGAGTGATACAAGTAGGAATATTTGTGGACAAGATAATAAACCATAAGTTATCAAAAGTCACTCGTTTAAAGCAGTAGTCTCATGCTGGTTAATGGATATATGGTAGACGAATGATGTCACAGGTTCGAGTCCTGTCGTTCCAATTGCGATTTTAATTCGCAGAGAGAGGTCTTGAAAAGGTCGCACATTGTGTGGCTTTTTTGATTATTTGAAAAGGTGGTGATGGAAAATTGAGTGGATTGAGAATAAAACAAAAGAGATTTGCAGATGAGTACATCATCTCAGGTAATGCGACGGAAGCTTATAAAAAAGCAGGTTATCGTGTTTCTAGTGATAGAGTGGCAGGCGTTGAAGGGCATAAGTTACTAAAGAATCCTAAGATTAAAAGCTATATAGATGAACGACTGAAACAACTTGATTCTGAGAAAATTGCAGATCAACAAGAAGTACTTAGTTATCTAACATCAGTAATGCGAGGAGAGACGCAAGAACAGACCTTGATAAGCATAGGAGAATTAGGTCAAACGATTACGGATATTGATGTCGGAGCAAAAGATAGAATCAAAGCAGCCGAACTTTTAGGAAAACGGCATAGGCTTTGGACAGACAAAGTAGAGGCAGACGTTTCTGGAACGGTGGTGTTTGCGAATGAGTCAGACATACCAGATTAAACAGAATGATATTGTTGTTGACCTACCAAAAACAATAGGAGTTGGGTACGGCCAGTTTTGGCGCTCAAGACATCTTTATCGTGTTGTAAAAGGTTCCCGTGGTTCGAAGAAGTCCAAGACAACTGCATTAAATTACGTCGTACGTCTTTTGAAATATCCCTGGGCTAACTTGCTTGTCATTCGTAGATATTCGAATACGAACAAGCAATCTACCTATACGGATTTTAAATGGGCGTGTAATGTGTTGGGTGTGACTCATTTGTTTAAATTTAACGAGTCTTTACCTGAAATAACAATAAAAGCGACTGGGCAAAAGATTCTGTTCCGTGGTTTGGATGATGAGCTGAAAATCACATCTATTACAGTTGACGTTGGTATCCTTTGTTGGGCCTGGTTTGAGGAAGCGTACCAAATTGAGACTGAAGACAAGTTCAGTACGGTTGTTGAGTCAATCCGTGGTAGCCTAGACGTACCTGACTTCTTTAAACAGATTACAGTCACATTTAACCCGTGGAATGAAAGGCATTGGCTCAAGCGTGTCTTCTTTGATGAAGATACAAGACGAGCTGATACATTCGCTATTACTACTACTTACAAATGTAATGAGTGGTTGGATGAAGTTGATATCAAGCGCTATGAGGATTTGTACAACACGAACCCTAGACGGGCTAGAATCGTTTGTGATGGCGAGTGGGGAGTTGCTGAAGGTTTAATCTACGAGAACGTAACTGTCAAGGATTTCGATAAAGATGAACTACTACAAGATTCAGCTAATAAATTATGTATCGGTCTTGACTTTGGTTTCACTCACGATCCAACTGCTTTGTGTTGTTCGTTGATAAACGACACGAAAAAAGAGATACACATCTTTGATGAAGCTTATAAGGTCGGTCTGATAACTAGGGAAGTCGCTAAGATGATAAAGGACAAAGGCTATCATCGCTCGACAATCATCGCAGATAGCGCAGAGTCACGGCTGATTGAAGAGCTCAGGTCAGAGCATGGCATATCTAGAATCAAAGAGAGTCGGAAAGGTAAGGATAGTATCATGGCAGGCGTATCCAAATTACAAGGATACGCTATTTATGTACATCCGAATTGTGAACATATCATGGATGAATTTTATAGTTACTGCTATCAGCGTGACAAAGAAGGTAATTGGTTGAACAAGCCAGAAGATAAGAACAATCACTTAATGGACGCACTACGTTATAGTCTTCAATGTATTGAGGGTGGTAAAGCAATCGTCCGCAGACGTTCTGATTATGGTTTATAGAGAGGAAAGACATGTACCAATATTTAACCTATCCACGAGATGGATATGATGAGGGTTCTTTGAAGAAAGATCTGATTTACAAATTGATAACGAAACATAGCACTGAAGGCTCAAGGTTGAAGAAGCTTAAAAGCTACTACTTGGGTGAGCATGCTATCTTAAATCACAAGAGACGAAACGAGAACGCACCCAATTATAAGACGGTAGCCAATCATGCCAAGGATATCGCAGACACGGCTACAGGCTATTTTATGGGCAATCCTATCAAGTACAACAATACTGCTGAAGGTGATATTGATGAACTACTTACAGCCTTTGACGGTGCTGAGATTGACCAAGTAGATGCGCAGAATGCTTTGAACATGGCTATCTATGGTCGTGCTTATGAGTACATCTATGCTAAAGAGGGATTGACTGAGTTGGACTCAACTAGTATTGATCCAGAGAATACCTTCATGGTCTACGATGATAGCATTGAGCGGAAGCCTTTGTTTGCGGTCTACTACTATCAAGTCAAGGACGATACGAAAGATACTACTAAGTATCAGGCAGAAGTCTTTACTGAAAATCTGCACTATCACATGGTGCTGAGAAGTACAGATTCAGGAACAACTCAGAATGAAGAGGTAACCCCTCATAACCTTGGTCAAATTCCAATTATTGAATATCGCAATAATCACTTTGCGATTGGCGACTACGAGCAACAGATTAGCTTGATAGACGCTTACAACTCTTTAATGGGTAACCGTGTTAATGATAAGGAGCAGGCAGTAGAGTCTATCCTTGTTTTGTATGGTACACAGCTAGCAGATACGCCAGAAGACGCTAAAGCCGCTATGAAGATTTTATCGGAAGAAGGGCTTTTGGAATTACAAGAAGAAGGCGCGCGTGCTGAGTTTTTGAAGAACACGCTGGATGAAAGTGCTACTGAAATCTTGCGCACAGCTCTGAAAGAGGATATCTACACATTCAGCCATGTGCCTAACTTGACTGATGAGAATTTCGCAGGGAATACATCTGGCGTAGCCATGGAATTCAAGCTGATGGGCCTTGAGATGATTACCAAGACCAAGGAAGCAAACTACAAGCGTGGATTGCGCCAGCGGATTGCGATTTTTGCTCATTACTTGGGCATGAAGCAGATTGCTTTAGAGTCTCATTCAATCGTTCCACAGTTTAGCCGTGGTTTACCTAAGAACTTACTGGAAATCTCTCAGATTGTGAACAATTTGGAAGGCAAAGTGACCAATAGGCAGCTTATTTCTCTCTTGCCGTTTGTGGAAGACCCTGACGCTGAACTGGAAGCCTTGGAAGAAGAGAAAAAAAAGAACATGGAAGACATGCCGATGTTCAACCAAGACAACACGAAACCCGAAGATGAGGTAGAGGATGAAGAATCAGGAGTATTGGGCGAAGAGGAAAGCCAATCTGATTTACCAGCAGATGGACAAGGCCGAAAAACAGGCAGACCAGTTCGATAAGGTCTATCAGGAAGCTAAGATTTACTTGGATAAGGAAATCAATAAGATTTTTGATAAGTTCCAACGGGATTATGGCTTAAGTCAGGTAGATGCTAGACAAGTCTTGAAGAACATGAAAGACAAGAAAGACCTGAATGAACTTCGTAAGGTACTTGAGGCAAGACCGAATGACCCAAATATCCAAAGACTACTGGCTGACTTAGACAGTCCAGCTTATTCTTTCCGTATGAAGCGCCTAGAGCGTTTGAGCGACGATTTAGACCGTATGCGTGAATCTATCTACCATTCAGAGAAGACAGGCTCAGATGCCTTTTATAGCGACCTGATGAAGGATAGCTACTACAAGGCTACCTTTGACCTGCAACAGCAGACAGGGCTGGCATACGGCTTTTCTGGGCTTCCTGAGAGCGAGATAAAGCATCTACAGTCTTTTAGTTGGTTAGGAGATGGAAGAACCTACTCTACAGACATCTGGAAGAATACAGGGAAGCTTACATCTAGCATAAAAGATGAACTACTCATAAGCCTTATGACAGGCCGAGATACACGAGAAACTGCACAAGCAATTGCCGAGCGGTTCAATGTAGGTCAAAACGATGCAAGGCGTTTGGTTCGAACAGAATCAGCCTTTTTTCATAATCAAATGGAACTGCTCAGCTATGAAGAAGCAGACATAGAAAAGTATATCTTTGTAGCCGTCTTAGACAAGCGTACATCACGTATTTGCCAGGAGCATGACAATCAGGTCTATGACAGGGATAAGGCTGTCCCTGGCGTTAATTGTCCGCCTATGCACCCGTGGTGCAGGTCTACTACTGTCGGATACGATGAGGACGCAGACTACAGCAAGTTGAAGCGCAGAGCAAGGAATCCAGTGACAGGTAAGACTGAGCTAGTACCTGCTGATATTACGTATAAAGAGTGGTATAGCAAGTATGTGGATGGTGAGGACGTTGTTAAGGAATCTAAACCAGAAGTGGATGACAAGATTTTTGTAGCTAATAAACCAAATGAAATAGATGACTTCTTTAAGAAACAAAAATCTTATCAGAAATGGTATAATGAGCTTACAGATGACGAAAGAAGCGTTATTTATTCTTACTCAACAGAAAACTATCATAATTTCAACAATATAAAACGCTATGGACTTGATGAAGCCTTAAAAATACGTGAAAAATTCTGGTTCGAAAACGACGGAGATGCAGAAGGTTTATCTTTTGCTTTAGAAATTGTAAAAGATACAGAAGATAATATCCCGATTTTAGAAAAAGCTATTTCAAAATTTGCGCCTGAAGAAAGTTTTAAGGCGTATCGTGGAAGCGGTTCGGTTTCTGCACTTGGAAAAGATTTAGGTTATCTAGATTTTAAAGTCGGACAATCTGTCAGATTAGATAAAGCTTTCACTTCGTTTAGTTTAAACATAGAGCATGCAAAAGAGTTTGCGATAGAGGGTGAAGGTGCAGATATTTTGTTTGAAGTTACTGTTAGAAAAGGTCAAAAAATAGGAGCGTATATAGCTGAGTTGGCTGAGTTAAACTTTGAAAAAGAATATTTGATGAAACCAAACTTGAAGTATAATATAATCTCAAAAACGGAAGATGAAAATGGAATGATAATTTATGGTTTGGAGGTGTTAGAAGATGGGATTTGATAAAGATTTTATAGAAAATGCTTTTTCTAATGGAAAAGATAGAGTTAATCGAGCGATTTATGTTAAACCTGAAGAACTTATTGAAATATCTGATGAAGATTTGAGTTATTTTGGTGAGGGTATCTTTTGTTGTCTTCCTCGCAATCAGTACATAATGGATCATAAAGATGAAATTAGAAAAAAATATAAACTTTCTCCAAAGATGCCAAAGATAAATGGCATCTATTTAGGGAGTTTGGTAAAAATGAGGTCATGGACAAGAATTTGGAAAACAAATCCAAGTTTAAAAGAAATAATTGAATTGACAAAAAAAGAAAGCGCCTAGAGAAATCTAAGTGCTTTTTTCGTGCCCAGAAAGGAAATTTTAATGAACAAGTATAAAAAATTGATAGAATTGATTGAAGATAACGGACTTGAAATACAATCGAAGGAATGTTACGACTCACGGAGTGCTTGGACTGGAAAAAATTTGTGGATTGTTGATAAGAAAGAACGAAATAAAATTTTTGATTTATCGGGTAACGGCTATTGTTTTAACGACCAATCGGTCGATAAAGCTATTGAAAAAGTTGAAAAGTATTTGTATCTTAAAAACATGGATACTTTTGATGCTTTCAAAGAATGGGTGGACAAGAATGCTAAGCCTCGAAAATGATGCATAGAAAGGAGTAAAGACATGTTTATCTGGGATTGGGTATCAATCGCCTTTGGGTGGTTGGTATTCTTTTGGCTATTTGTTTTAATTGTAGGAACTA